TTTATAGCAACACCATTAGCAGGTTCATTACCAGAAGTAAATGTGATCTGGGTTGCACTTGTAAATGTGTAGTGTGTAGTAATAGTTTTTAAAACACCACCTACAGTTACATCAACTTCTGCTTCTGAAAGATATGAAAAAGATATATTAAAAGGACCAGCAGTGCCATTGCCAGTATGGTTTGTAAAAGATGCTGCGGTGTTAGTTGCCATGATTAATTATCCATTATTGGATCTAATATTCTCATTATATCTTTATTGGCTCTTATAGTTTCATTTTCTGCTTTTGTTTTTAATTCTGGGTCTAAAATAAATTCTTTGTAATATTCTATCGCAGCTTCTTTATATACTTTATAAATATCTCTCACTTTTTTTTGTAATTCTTTTCTTACTTTATCTTTATTTTTTAAATTAGCTTGAGCATCTATAGCACCAGAATCATCACTTTCAAGGTATTTCAAAGCTTTTATATTTGTTTTATCTCTTGATAATTCTAAAATCATTTCACCAAATCGTTTGCCATTCTTAGGGTCAAATACAGGGTTTCTACCTTTAAAATTTATAGGTATGTTTGGAATAAGACCTGTAAGTTTGTTGTAAGCATTTGTATCTAAATTAATACCATTTCCTTCATTGTCAAATGGTATGACATCACTAGGAGGTACTACTTTAAATTCTATTCTTCTTAAATATTCATCTATAGGATTATCTTTTTCTTTTTTATATTTAAAAGGATTGAAGTAGTCACCAAAGAAAGCACCTTCGGGGTACTCTGCAATTCTGCCTGTTGTTATACTTCTTATGGGTTCAATATCTGCACTAAATCCTGATGTTTGATCTTGTAAATTTCTCATTATCATTGTGCTAAAAGTATCTATATCTTTAAAAGGATTGTTTGATAGTTTCAAACTACCAAAATCATTGCCTTCAAATTCTTCATAATCTTCTGTGTAGTCTCCTCTATCTTCTGTCCTTTCTTCTTGTGGAAATAAATCACCTTTTCTAAATTTTGTTTTTCTTTTAGGAAATCTACCTTTAAATGTTTTTTTTGTTAATTCGTCATACCATTCTTCTCCTCTAGCTCTAGTAATACTTCTCCAAAGAGAAGAATAAGGTACAAGATTTGTAATGTAATTTACTGGCACTTGATAAAATCTTCTCAACCCATTGACATCACTTGTAAGATCAATCATCTGTGCAATATTTTGAATCATGTATTTATTATTTAGGTTTCTTGAAAGTAAAGCTATATGACATTGTGCAGCATTTTTATAGTCTTCATCACTTACAAAATCATTACAATATTCCATGTCACCTGCGATCATAAGCATACCGCCTACTGGCTCTAATCGAGAAAAAATGTCTATATATTCATAGTTTGGTAAACCATTATCTCCTCTAATTATGTTGCCATCTTTATCTTTTTGTAAAAGTCTAAAACTGTAAGGTAGTTCATCAGTTCTTTTTTCTCCTTCTCTTAACCATCTATTATGATGACCACCACCAATAAGAGCTAACTCTGCTTCTGGATTGTTTCTTTGTGCTGCTAAACCTATAAAATAAGCCCATATCGCAGCACCCATAGTAGCTTCACCATTAGCCCTGTAAGCAGTAGCCAAATCTTCACTTAATAAATTATCATTATGTTCTTTTAGAATCCTTCCTATTGTCAGGTTGTATTTAGGTGGCATACCCATAGTTAAAGTTCCAAGATCAGGTAAACCTGTTCTTCTTAAAACTTGTTTACCTATATTTACAGGTGTGGTAACAAAAGGAATTAATGGTTTTAAAGGAGAAGATTTTAAGATTTTTGCTGCATCTTGAGTAAATTTTGAACCAAAACCATGAATACCAAATCCTTTACCTAATTCAGTTGTAAATGTTCTGTCTGCTGAATAATCTAAAGCTCTTGTGTATGAGTCTAAAATATTTTCATTTGGTACAAAATCAGGAAAGGCAGTATCTTGTCCTCTAGTAAAACTTCTTGTATTAACAATATCTGTAATTTCTTTAAAATTGCTATCAACATATATTTTGAAACTTGTACCTGTAAGTCCTTTTTTTGTTGCTTGCTCTGCAAGTTCTCCCATCAAAAACGAACGAAATGCAGTTTGTTTTACAAATTCGTCACCTGCCATCATAAATCTAGAAGGCACTCTTATACCATGACCAAATAAATTAATACTCTTTGCAAACAAAGAATCTCCCGACATTCTTATTGCATATCTTTCATAAGCATCTTGTGTACCAAACATTCTTCTTTCATCAAGAATATTTTTATCAAGCCATAGTGCCTTACCTGCTGCTGTCAAACTATCTTTCATAGTTGTAAACATAGAAACAAGTTCTCTAGCTGCCCTTATTTTCATTTGTTTGTCTAATATTGGGCTACCTGCTGCAAGGTCTAAAGGACCAAGAGCTACGTTAAATAAAGAACCAACTATATTGATAATTTGTGTTTCTGGTGCTGAAAGTAAATTATTAATAAATAACTCGTTACTAACCCTTAAGGTTTTACCTACTGCATCTCCAAATCCAAAACCTTTAACAAGTTTGCTTATTTTTTTACTATCTCCTTGCATAGCCAATACCTTTCTTGTAATACCTAGCAAACCTTCAATATCATTATTTTTTATGTAGGTCTGCATACCTTCATATAGCTCTTCTTTTGTTGGTATTAATTTTTGTTCAGTTATTTCTTTTTTTGTTTTTTCTACTAAATCTCTTGTAGTTGTACGAAACTTCTCTTTTGTAGCTCTATCAGCAGTTTTCTCTCCACCACCAATACCTGCTCCTACTTCTTCATCAACTGTTTTACGAGCAACATCTTTAGGTTCTGCATCTATAAGTTGATTAACTCTTACTGTACCTGCTGTTTCATTACTTATCTTTTTAGTTGGACCTGCAAGATTTATCATTCTTGATACATCTTCTGACCAATTCTGTAATAGTTCATCTGGTATATCTTCTCCAAGCATGAAAGATTGTTCTATATCTGTCATGTATTGAGTTACATTTTTAGCTAATCTTTTTTGTTCTTTTATTGCACCAAGATAAATAACCCTCATGTGTTTTTCTGGGTCATTCGGGCTAATCTTTTTTGCTATTTTTATGACTAAAGGCAGTAGTTCATCATATCCCAAAGCACTTGCAGCTTCTACTGAAAAATCATCAGGTATAACAATTCTATTTAAGACTTTACCTGTGGCTTTCCATGTATCATCAGTAATACTTTCTACATCATTCCAAATTTTAGGATTAGGTTTTGATTGCTGTAAAGGTAGATCAGTAGCTTTTGTTTTAGTTTTTTTCGTTACTTTTGTTTTTGGTGCTATTTCATCAAACTTAGGTAGGTCATCTAGTACTTTTGTAAATTCATCTGAAAATTCTTCACTACCTACAAGAGTTGCTTTTTTTAATCTTGCAATCTGTTTCTTGGCAAACTCTAATCTAGTTGGATCATTTTTTATATCTTTCAATAGCTGAATAGTTCTATCAGCCATCTGTTCTGGATTTAATATATTAGGACCACCTGTAACGTCATCAATCAACCTTATAGCATAAGGTTCTAATACACTTTTTAATTTAGGTAAACCTTTAGTTGCTGCTAATCCTGTAATTCCAATAGTCTCTCCAAAAACTGTACCTGTTAAAAACTGCTTAAGTTTTGCTTCTCCAAAATTGCTTTCATCTCCTTCTTCTGGTCTTTCGGGTGCAGATAAATATTCAACTATAGGTCTTACAAATCTATTATTTACGACAGGACTTTCTATATCAGCAAGAAAGTTAAATAAGTTTTCGTCATAAGCATCTACACCAACAAAATCTGCTGCTCCACCTGCTGTAAACCATCTAGCACCAGTAGCAATCTTGTCATAATTTTTTATACCTTGTAATGCCTTTATACCTTTTATACCTTTCAAAGCCTTATTGAAACCTGCATAGGGTATTAAGAATCCAGAACCAAACTTAAATATTTGATAGGCTGCATTATCCATATCTCCTTCTTTTTCAAGACCTAAAGCCTTAAGATCAATTAACTCATTTGGGTCATAAGGATTACCTTGTAAGTAATCACTTATATGTTTTATTTCATTTGGTATATCAACAATACCTGCTGCTGTTGCTCTGAAAAATGTTTCTTCTTCTTCTGATCTTGGCTTTAAAAATTCATCTTGAGTCTTGGCAGCTTTTTGTATAACTTCTTCTGTAATTTGATTTGGTAAAACGATTGCACCTGAGTTCTTTTTTAGCTGTTCATATAAAGCTTTAGGTATATCTTTTATACCAAAGTTTCTTAGTTTTTCATTTTTTGTAAAATCATCAGTTTTTTTTGATCCTATACCAAAAGCTCCTTCTGGTACTGTGTTTTGTAGATTAGAGTCTGTCATTGTTAATCAGTTAAAAACTGTTTATAGGAGTTGTCTGTGTATGCACCCCAAGCATCAAGTCCTTGCTCATCATATAATCGTTTGGCTGCAATTACATTAATAATAGGATTATATAACTCTTCTTCAGATTCAATATCAAATACGTCTAATAATCTTTCTCTGTCATCTTTCATATTTAGTTGAAATAGACCTATAGAAAATTCGTTTTTCTTTTGAGGATCTAATCCTGATTTTACTGTATCAATCATAGGATCACCTGCGGACTCTGCCATAGAAACAGCAGCCATAATTCTTGCAATTTCTGGTTCAAAACCTACAGCCAACAACATATCTTTTATTTTAGGTTGTGGTATTTTTTTTGATACATCAACATCTTTTAAAATTACATTAAGTGCTTTTATTTGATTGTCTTTTACTTCTCTCATGTTTATTGCTTCAACCATTGGTACAACTAATTCATCACCTGCCCTTATTAAATCTGCATTAGTTATATTATTTGCTTCCATAAAAGCTTGTAATGGTACACCAAACTCTTCTGCTAATTGACCTAACGTATCACCTGCTTCAACAGTAACAGTTGTAGGTGAGTCACCACTAAATGCACCACCTTCAAAATTCATGCCACCTTCTAAGAAGTTATTATCCTTACCGCTATCAACGCTTCCTTTTTGTTCTTTCTTTCTAAAATCTTCTTGTAATTTACGATTATCTTCTGAATTTACACGAAAAGTCGCTAACTGACCTGACTCGGCTATAGGTATAAATGGATTGATTGTATCAGGGTATTGTTGTTTTGCTATTTCTTTAAAATCTCCTATATTGTTTGCTCCTAAAGCTTGTATTGTAAATTGCTCTTCCATTTTTTGTACTTCTAAACTTGAAGGCGATCTGTCGTTATTTTTTATGTAATCTTTAAAATATTTTGTTACTTGTTTTTGTACTTCAAAACCAATTTTAGTAGATGTTTGAAAATCACTTTTACTTGACTTTTTATCACGACTAAAACTGAAGCTAAATTTTGCACTTGTACCTAAATTATTATCAACTTCTCTCATAATTTTATTTTTACTTGTTTCTACTTTCTCTCCTAAACCTTTGCTGTTTCTTGCTACTTTTTTTAATTCGTTTATTGCTTTAACTGCTTCATCATCTAATGTTGCATGATTCATTTCTATATGTCCTATCTCTTTTTCTAAAACTTCGTCATATCCATCAAAAACACCAAGACTAATTTTATTTTCCATAGCAGGTATGATTTCATTTAAAAGATTGTAATTATCTGACTCTCCTAACTGCTGTATATATTTCTGTTCTTCTTCGCCACCAAACAAAGGGTCGTTAAGTAAATTTTTATATTCTGTTTGTTTTTGTTGTTGTACTTGTGTTCTCTGATCTATAGTCATTTCTTCTGTAATTTCTATAGAATTAAAATTTTTCCATCTTGTTTTTATCGTCAGTTTGTTTCTTTCAGCGTCTAACTTTGGTTTATTTTTTAACTTTTTAAGTGCTAAGTCTGTATAGTCTGAATCAAACTTTGCTGCTTCATCTAAATATGTACTATGAGTTGTTAAGTCTTTATTTCCATAAGGTATTGATCTTAAAATTCTATCTGCAAAATTTTCTGCAAGTTGAAAACTTTTTTCTTTTGTAGGGTCTATTAGTAATCTAGCTTTATCAAAAGCACCTTGAACAATTTGTTTATACATCTTATTTGCATCTTCTCCTGTAATACCTGCGTTATAAAAATCATTTAAAAATGAAGAAATTACAAGACCACCTTGCTCGTCATTTCCTTCTACAAAAAAACTTGATGCCTTATCTAAAACTTGTGGTATTTTGCTTTCTAATTGAATAAAATTAAATTTTTGATTTTCTTCAGTAGCGTAATCTGTAATATTAAATAATTCTTCTTGAACAGTTGGTATAAAAAATTCATCTACAATATCAGGATCTATTCCATCATTTGTAAAATTTTCTAATGATTGATTAAGATAATTTTGTCTCCAATTTTTAAATTCATCTGAATTACTTGAATATTCTCTAAGAAATCTAAATATAGGTTGCCCTTTACTATCTACTTCACCTGTATCAATTCTAGCAGCATCATAAGCATTTTTAAAGTTACCTTTAAATTTAAGAGCTTCTAACTGAACACCAGTTTTTTCATATTGTTGTCTATATATTCTACTACCACCAATAATTTTTCTTGCTGTGTCATTTCCCTCTTGTTTTCTAATATTATTAGATAATTTAGCAACTTCTCCGTCATTAATTTCAGCAAAAATTCGATCTCTTATTGCTTTTTTCTTATCTTTTTCAACTTCTTTTTGTATTCTTTGACCAATAAATTGTTGTAATGCTGGATTTACTATTTGTAAAATTTCTGCAAGTTCTTCTGCACCTGTTTTTGGTAATACTGTAGGTTGTGCTACAAAAGTATCTACAGGACTAGCAGACGATCTAAAAGCGGTACTTTGAAAACTTGAAGTCATGCGAATTGTGCAAAAGTGCTAAGACCTTGTGTGGCTGTATTAAGAATAACCGAACTTAACGAAGGTATTTGATTATATGCTTGATTAATATTGCTTTGTAATTGGTTACGTCTATTATCTCTTTGTGAAATTAAACCTTCAATATTTCTAGAATATTGTCTTGTAAAAGATTCTAATTCTTGATTTATAGATTCTCTGGCATTTGCAGTTTGTCTTTCTACGTCACGCAACAACAAACCAACAGTAAGACCTGCCTGTTCTGATGCTATAGTACGACCTCTAGCTTGTAACCCTTCTATAGTTTTTGCTAATCTTTCTTGTGCTTTAGATGCTCTTGTTTCTTTTAAGTTATCTGCTAAAGCTTCTTGTTGTAAAGCAAGTGATCTTTCTGCTGATTCGTTAGTTATTAATGCACTTTGATATTGCTGATCTGCTGCTGCCCTAGCTGCACTTCTTTGTGCTAAACCACTAGCCAAACCAAGACCTAAAGACCCAAGAAACAGTCCTCCTTGCGTAGCAGTAAGTCCTAGTATAGGAACACACATTTAAGCAATCCTCAGAAATTCATAAAATGGTTTACTTTGTTTTCCATATTCTGCGTGATAATTAATAAAAGTAAACCCAAGACTTTTAAGCCATTTGATAGCTGTTGTATTCTCAGCATATACCATATTGTATAGCAAATTATAATTTTTCAATAGATCATCTACCCATTTCTTACCTTCTCTTACTAATTGTATTTTATATTTTCTATTACTAAACAATTCATCTGTTGTTATACACCATATACACCCATCACTTATCACGCCACATAAACCCATTGGTTGATCTTCGTCACCAGCTATAGTCAATACCTGTTGTCCATACAAATATGTTAGTCGTAGTGCATCTTCTGGTTCTTTTCCTGTCTGATAATAAGCTTC